GGTTTAGAGAATATGTCAGTGGTTTCGGCCTTGGAGATGATCGAGTTGAATCTGTTCATCCTTCTGCCGGCTTTTATAATTACAACTCTTTAGAGAAGTATTTAGCTACTGTTGGTGTTACTATTACGCCAGCAAATAAGCTTGCAGGCCCTATTCCAGACACTGAATCTGTCTTAGATCTTGAGTTCCTCAGTTGTAAGACTAGAGCTGAACCAGGTCTAATTCCGGGATTGTCGTTTTTCCCTGTCATTAAGCAAGGTTCTCTTTCTAAGGCAGTTAGGTATGTTAAACCTAACCCTGATCTCTCAGAAATAGATGCCATTAAATCGAATATAACTGATACTCTAGAACGTGCTTGGTTCGCTGGACCTAAACGTTTCCAAGAACTCAAGGATGATTTGGAGTCGGATTTATATCAGACTTATGGCTTGTGTGAAGTTTTTCCTACTTATGAAGAACTTTGGTTTCGCGTTGCCAATAAGGTTCCACCACAACCTGTTGAATACGAAACTCAAGGTATAACTTACTCTACTTCGAAAATCCAAAACCACGTGAGTGGTCTTGTTGATTCATCATTTCAGTCGAATCCTCACAATTCTGCTGAAACTAAGACTGACACTGATGCTTCTGCGGGCATGGATAAACCTAATTTAGGCCTCGAACTTGGTGGCCTTGTTAGAGCTTCAGCTCCTGGTTTTGCCACTTGTCAAGGTGTTACTTTTGCAGATCCTCTTTGTATCAGTCAAATTATTGAACCCACTGTTAGCACAGGTTTGGGAGATATTGATGACCTGGCCTTTAAGCGCTTTGCGCGGTTGGTCTGGGCTGATGCCTTGAGTGTTTCTTCTGCAGATATTAGTGGCTCAGTCATTGCTACTTACCCCATTTGCCCTAACCAAGCTATGGTTGGAATGTCGGTGGGTGACACTCGCGCGACTTCTTCACTTGCCTATTTATCACATATGCATACGTTTTGGAGAGGTTCGATTAGACATTCATTCCACTTCTTGGCTCCAGGCATCGCTACCTGTCGATTGGCCTTAGCCGTTTTGTGGTGTGTTCACACTGTCCCAGTTTCTATAGAAGAAATTCTTTCTCAGGCTTATGTGGTTTATGACATAAACACCGGTTCTTCAGTTTTGTGCGCTGAAATTCCGTACATTGCTCAAACGGAGCTGCTTGAAGTTTATAACGGTCAAGCAGAGTCCGCAGAGTATTCAGCTGGTATTATTGTCCTCGTGATGCTCAATGCGTTTCGAGCTCCAGAAGCAGCAGCTGATGTCATGTATATAGAGCATTTTGAGGGAGCTGGCTCAGATTTTGAGGTCCAGGTTCCTTTTGGAATAAATGCTTCTGCTGTTCCTGTGTATGTGAATCAAATGTACTCAGCTTTGACAGGAGATGTCGTTGTGAACAGTGAGAGTGGGAGTGACGCCCCGATTGTTCTCAAGACGAAGAGTCTTGGAACTTCCTCGCGTCCTTCGCCAATTTGCACTTACCCCCAAACTTTTCGAGCTTTGGGCCGAAGGCATTATCTTATTGCCACTATTAATGCAAATGCGGTTATTAGACATGGGCAGTGGTCTAATAACGCTCCTCCGACTCTTTATACCGCCCCTCCTGGGACCGTTTACAATAACGGGCTTTTCTATTGCCTGGCCCCATTTGGAATGTGGACAGGTTCGATGATTTACCGTTTTGTTTGCAATTCCAGTTTCTATGTCACATATAGGCCTGTCATAGACCTTCAGACCGATCAAGGTATGGACAGGTACAATAGTACCGGTACATACACGGCTAGAGGGCCTGCTGAACCTGTCGCTTATTGTAAAAGCACTGTCGGCTATGTTGACGTGCTTGTGCCTTTCACATCCAAGTTCACTGGGGTTAAAATTATTAATTCTTCTGGCGCCCCTGGGAACATGAACGAAAGACGTGCTGTTGGTGATATCATCATTAATTATGTTGGTACCCCAACACCAATGCAAGTTTTTGTCTCTGGAGGTGATGGCTTCAATTTTGGAGTTCCTAAGAATTTACCGAGAATTAAAATCGAAGCTTTGGTAGCTCCCGATTTGTATCCGGTTCCTCTTGCTTCCGTTTTGGAAAAGAAAGAAGAACCTGTCTATGAGACTCAAATGGACGACCCAGGCAACTCTGTTGCTCCTGGAACTTCCGAACAAATTGGGGCCACTATGGCTGAATCTGATCCTGTCTCAAGTGTTGTTACTGATATGAAAGCAACTAATGAGCATAAGTTTGTCCAACAACCTCAGTTGGATTTTCTTGATTTTCTTGCGAGGC